GGTGCATGACCAAATTATAAGCAATTGTATCACTTGCACTGGACATATCAACAGTAGCTAAGCTACCATCGATACTTCCAATACAAGCTAACCGCTGATTACGAGTTTGATCAGTTAGATCTACTCCAGCACGCTGCAATCTCTTTCGGATGTATTTTCCAATTCCTTGTTGGCCGAAGCCATTAAGGAGAGGTTCTACACCGATTGAGCGCATTGTTTTAGAGCTTTTGGGTACGAACTGAAGTTTACCATGAGACGGATATAGTTTAAGTCGATTTTGTTCGTCGACTTTAGACTCCGTCCAACTAGGGAATTCTGCTAAAAATTCCTTCGCATGGGAAACGAATTCGTAACTACAAGTAAGTTGAGCTTCTAGTTTAACCCGAGGGTTAGACCGCGCTCTTTTAACGTTGGTTGTAGCGCCAGGACCAAATGAAAAGTTTAGCTCAGAATACGAAGGAACTTCGCCTAAGATGGTATCTATTTTTCTACTCGCAGCGTGTAATACGCCGTGAATATCTGACGAAACGTCAGATAGATTGCCTCTAAAACGAAGGTTCGTCTCTTCACATAGCTTTTCTGCTTTCATAAAGGTGTCGAACGCAACAGCTTCTTTATTAATCCCCAAATCCAACCACTCCTGTTTTGATAGGAGAGCCTGAATCTGACGAGCATATAAAAAGTCGTCGGTTGTTCGATCTTCAGTATAATCAAATGAAAAATTGATTATACCTAAATAATCTCCGTCCAGAAACATCTTATACAGATGTTTTGAAAGTTGACCACCTAAACGAGAGCAAGTCTCGGCTAACCGACCGATAATGATTAAGGACTTATCGGCAGGGAATTCTTTTACGTAATCCATACTGTACCTCCTAAGGTATAGACGAGCGGTATTATACCGCCCGGGATTATTCGCTAGTCAAAAATCAACTAGCAAGAATAAGGGCTGAAAATAACTGCGGAAACGCAGCCACCGAATTTTTCACAGCATCAGCTGCACTAGCACCATTTATGGTACCAGTCGCTGTTACTGATGAAGCTCCGGCTAACAGTCCTATCATCATTTTAAGGCAGTTACTCCGATCCGCGATTGTACTACGTCTATCCGCGAACATCGTTACGATGGCCGTGGTTACGTATGCAACCTTGGGTGGAGCAACATACCCGAATGATGTCCCTGACGCACCTAATGTCTCCATTACCGGTACTTCCAACTTAGCAGTGATCTTATAGCTGCCATTCTTTTGTTTAACCACCGATTGCGTTAACCGAATCTGACCTTCATACGGCACACTTGCCGCATTTGAGCGCCAGAAAGGTTCAGGCGTATCGGTGATTGGAACAAGAGTCTGTTCAACTAAGGGATTTGCATCGTCTTTGACTAGTAAATTTGTCATTGTGGCCATTATAAGGCTCCTTCTAGGGTATGAAACATGATATTGATCAATTAACGTATGATCAAGAAACGTGCTATCGTATACGCTGAGTTACTAATGCTATTGCATTCCAGATTCTACTTGGAGACATAGCATCCGTCAAAGATTCAAACGATGGCTTCGGAACAGCTAAGGACGTACTAACCACTCTCGTGAAATAAAACTGAGAGTTAAACGTAGTGGGTTTATTAATCCACTGAACGTTCGGGTTCGGTCCTTGAACTGCGCTACATTGGAACCACCTGGTTTTGATAGTCATAAATCGACCTCTTAACTTAGGAATTGTG